GGTCATTCCGCCAATCTTATAATCGCAAGTAGCTACAACATTGCAACGAATACGAGAAATATCTTCGACAAAAACATCGTGATTACCCGTCTTTGTAAGGGTCAGTGTTTCTCCGGTTAGTCTCTTATATTCTTTCTTCAAAAAATTTGCTGCATTATTAATGGTCTGCAGGATTTCATCCTCGAAGCGTCCGGAGTGAACCTCCCTGAGTTTGATATCACTTTGATACGTGACTCTTAGAACGTTACCGTGAAACTTAACCTTGAAGCCGTCCATCAGACGAGAATCGTGGACAAGATGCCCTTCCTCTCTTCTTAGGCCAATTTCAATACGATTTCCATCTTCATCCAAAGCGCCATCGTATGCATTAGCTGCCGCCTGTGAGATGCCTCTGATGATTTCTAAAGGTGTTGCCATTTATTTGTTCTCCATGAAATACAATTCTCTATTAAGTAGTCTGAAATACTGTAAAAATCAATTAATTGTCATCGGACTCTACAGATCCAGAAACTGCAACTTGCCAAGCTGGGTCTTCTGGGCGGCCCTCGATGTGCAAGACGAAACACTTGTGGCAACATTGAAACTTTGCCATATAAAGATCGTCTTTAGCTTTTGTAGAATACACTTCGCATCTTGGACATGTTCTTTCGATATTTCTATTTAAAATTTTTCTAGAAATTCGAATACCATTAACTTCTATCTTTTCCGATTGTGCTCTGAACCTTATCTCTTTTTCAGTAACTTTTTTGATTTGTTCAAGATAATCTTTCTCCTTCTGATCATCCCAATTTCCCTTAGGGTTCTGTATAGCTTCGTGGCCATACTTTTTAGCGATAGCTTTTTCTATTTTTGCTATTCTGTTTAGATCTTTTTCTTTCACCTTGAGATCTCGACCGCTGCGTAGAAGATCGCGACCGACGTAGCAATACCAGTAACGAAACCACCAAGAGCCCACCAATGGTTATGTCGGTTAGGCTGGTCCATAGCCAACTTTGCCAATCTTTCAACTTCATCGTTCTTTATCTCCACGATCGCATTATGCTTGGAGTTAAGTGCATCTAAACTGGCCCGGGCGTTTCCAACGGCTAAATCACACTTATTTTTCTCTCTTTCCTCAATGTATTCCTGCGTCAGTTTGCATTGGGCTGCTGAGTTCTCCTTCTCCGCTATTGTCTTCGCAACTGCTGCCGGGTTCAAAAGCGACCCTGCAAACGGCGCCCGTTGATTCTTCTGCAGCGTTACTATTTTTGGCGCTCCTTGTGCAAGAGCCAAGGAGGGTGATACAAAAAAAAAGATTGTAATAATTCTAGCTAACGTCATCAATTCCAAACTCCTCTGCCAATTTCTTAGAAAGCTCCTCGGGAGCGTCCTGATGTTCTTGGACAAGTTGTTTCACTCTCTTCTTCTTGTTACGATCTAGAATGGTCAGTTTTTCATTATGTGTCGCTTCCAGTTCCAGCATCGCATTATCAAAAACTTTCTTAAGTTTTTCCTTTTGCTCCTTCTCTTCTTTGTGCGCCTTGTGTATGGCATTGATTTCTCTTGTCTTGGCGCCAGTACGGATCTGCATCACCTGTCGGGCGGAAGATGAGCCGTTGCCTCGATTAAAGATAATGTATACGACGAGCGCATAAATAAAGGCAACACACAATTTCCAATGTTCTTTACACCAAACCCACACTTTCTGAGCAGCGTGCTTTACAGCAAGTAGTGACATTCTACTGCCTGCCGTGCTTCCATGCTAGGGCTGTATCGATGAAAGCCTGCGTTCCAACATAAGCTAGTGCGATAGCTTGCCACTGATCGCCGTCAATACTTCCATGTACCAAAAGACCGGTTGCAACCAACCAGACTAAAAGTTTCCTACTTGTCAATTTAGAAAGTCCCTTATCGAGAACTCCCTTTGCATCTTGTACGCTCATTTTATTCTCCTTTTGAATATCCGTCTTTGTACCAACCCTTACCTTTCAATCGAAAAGAGTTTTGAGATAACACCCTTTCGAGCG